GATCGGCATTCGAGGCAAAAAGGACAACCGCCGATTCTTTTACCTGCGGTTTCTGGAATATGGCACCAAGGGCTACGACGGGAAAAAGCGCGCGGGCAACCGTAGTCGCTCGGTCAAGAATAAGTCGGACGGCTCCACGTTTTTCGGCAAGTACCCGAGCATACCTGCGCTGCCGGCTCATCCGTGGTTGCGGCCTTCGCTGGACGTGAACCGGGAGGTGGTGATGGCAGACATCCGCGCCGCCGTGAATCGAACGCTGAAGAAGGCCAGCCAGGGAGGAAACGATGGCTGATCCGTCCGTTGCCCTGCAGGTCGCACTTTTCGAGCGGCTACAGGCCGAGGTGTCATGCCCCATCTACGATGGGGCACCGCTGGACACGCCCATGCCGTATGTCTCGATCGACCGCGAAATCTCGACCAACACCAGCCCTATCGCCGGGCGCAAGCGTCAGCAGCGCCTGCTTTACCTGACCGTCTGGTCGGATGCTCACGGCCAGGCCGAGGTCAAGCGTATCAATGCTGAGGTGACCGCCGCGCTGGATGAGCGCCCCTTGCCGCTGGAAGTTGGCAGGGCAGTGTCTGTCCGTGTCGAGCGTGCGGATTCACAGCGCGATGCAGACGGCGTCACGTACATGGGCGCTATCACGGTCCGCGTCATCACCACTCACTGATTCAACATCTGCCGCTTCGCGGCTTTATCCAATGTGCCTTTTGGAGGAATTTCCATGGCCGACGACAATTTGAACACCGCTGCAGGCTGCCGACTTAGCCTCGGCACCAAAACCGGCGCCGATACCGAAGCCGATTACAAACAGGACGTTTACGTCGAGGTCGGCGAAATCGAAGACCTGGGCGAATTTGGCGATACCTTCAGTTCGGTGACCTTCACGTCGCTGAAGGATGGCCGCGTGCGCAAGTACAAGGGCACTGCTGACGCTGGCGACATGACGCTGACTGTCGGCCTGGACAACGGCGACGCGGGTCAAAAGGCCGTGAAGGTTGCCCACAAGGACCGCTCCAAGGGCGATTACAACATCAAGGTCACGCTGAACGACGGTGACGTGACAGCAACGCCTGCCGTGCTGCCGACCACCTTCTACTTCCGCGTGAAGGTGATGAACAACACCGTTGCGCCTGGCGCAGCTGACAACGTTGTGCGCCGCAACATCACCATGGGCATCAACTCCGATGTCATCGAAATTGCTGCCGGCCCTGCCGCCTGATCGGGTGAACCATGAGCAAGACATTGCACGGCAACATCGATCTTGTCATTGGCGGGACCACCTATCAATTGCGGCCAACCCTGGCTGCCGTCCGTTCTATCGAGGCGCGTTTCGGCGGACTCCGAGGCGCAGCCAGCGCGCTGCATCAGGTCAGCGTGGACGGTGCCGCGCTGATCATCGCTGCCGGTGCCAACCTGACTGAAAAGCAGACGGAAGGCCTGGCAGAGGCGGTATGGCAGGCGGGCGTAGCAGACATGACCCCGCAGCTGAACGATTACCTGGGAGCCCTTTACAACCCGCGCGGTGGCGAGCCGGGAAAGGAGCAGCCGACGGAGTCAGCGCCGTAGAGGCGGGGAGCTACGTCGATCGGCTTTACGCGGTGGCCACCGGCTGGCTCGGTTGGTCACCGCAAGTGGCTTGGCATACCTCGCTGCCTGAACTGTTCCTCGCGATGGACGCGAAGATCGAGTGGGCACGCATGACCAGCCCTTTCCCCAGCAGCACCCAGCCCAGCCCCCAATCCAAACCCAAACCGACGACTGTCGCGCAGAAGCTGCGCATGGCGCTCACCGGCAAGGGCAGCACATAACGTTTTTCCGGAGTTCCTTACGTGGCCGATACCGACGTCCAAGGCATGCTTGTCCGCATTGAAGCCACCACGGCGCAGCTGCGGCAGGAACTGACGCGCTCAGAAGGTTCGGTGTCGAGCACAGCTCATAACATCGATCAAAGCCTGGGCCGGATCGACAACGCTTTCGACCGAGTGAACGCCAGCGCCCAGACCGTGGGCCGTGCGGTCACATCAGCATTCGATCAGATCGGCGCCGGTAACCTGGCCGCTGCTGGTTCGATCGCCGGGTTGGTGGCGCTGACGACCAGCACCATCGATTACGCGAAAGAGGTCAAGAACCTTTCGGCGCTATCGAACACCACGGTCGAAGACTTCCAGCGCATGGCCTTTGGTGCAAAAACTGTCGGCGTTGAGCAGGACAAACTGGGCGACATCCTAAAAGACACCAACGACCGCGTCGGCGAATTCCTGCAGCGCGGCGGCGGCGAGATGTCTGATTTCTTCAAAGAAATCGCGCCGAAGATCGGGGTAACTGCTGGCCAGTTCGCCAATCTGTCCGGGCCACAGGCCTTGCAGCTTTACTACACCTCGCTCGAAAAGGCCGGTCTGAATCAGCAGCAGATGACGACCTACATGGAGGCGATGGCCGACGAAACCACGGCATTGATTCCACTGCTGCGCAATAACGGCAAAGGGTTCAAGGAGTGGGGGGATCAGGCCGATCGCGCGGGCTCGGTTATCTCAGAGTTTAACGTCAACCGCCTCGTCGCTGCGGGGCAGGCTATTTCCGGTTTGAAAGCAACCTTCTCCGGGGCGGCCAACCAAATCACCATCGGCCTGCTGCCAGGTATCGAGAGCATCACCAAGTCTCTACAGGGCTTGAGCGACAACGGCGGCGCTCAGCGTCTGGGCGAGACGATCAGTTTTCTGGCTGAGAACGTGGATGTACTGGTCGCAGCGCTGGGCGGCAAGATGGCGGCGGCTTTCGCCAAGTTCGCCATTGATGCGGTGACATCGTCGGCGACGGCTACCAAGGCGATGCTCACCAACATCGCCACCACCAAGGCCTCTGCTATCGCCAAGGCCGAGGAAACGGCGGCCTCGGCAGCGTCCGCTGCGGCCAAGCTACGTGAATCCGTCGCGGCCTACTCCGCCGCTCAGGCAGTGGAAGCGGAGACGATCGCGCGGCTCGCCCAGGTGCAGGCCGCTCGCCAGGCGCTCGCTTATCAGGCGCGGCTGGCCGTTGGCACGGTGGAAGAGACGCGATACACCGCCGCTCTGGCTGCAATGGACACGGAGCTGGCGGCAGCCAAGACGGCGGCAGCAGCTGCCACCCAGCGCCTTGCAATCGCTACCGCTGCGTCTTCGTCTGCCATGGTGCGTGACACTGCAGCCACGACCGCCAACGCGGCAGCCCAGGCTCAGGCCGCAGCTGCCAAGAACGTACTGGCGCGGGCGAGCTCGTCGCTGTTGGCGCTGCTGGGCGGCCCGGCTGGCATTGCGGCGCTGGCGATTGGTGTCGGCGTGGCGTTCCTGGCTATGGGCTCCAACGCCCAGACCGCCCGCACAGACGTAAACGATCTGAAACGATCGGTCGAAGAGGTGCGTAAGGAATTCGCTCAGCTGACCCGCGATCAGCAGCAGGGCGCACTGGTGCGTGTCACCGAGCAGCAACGCGACTCGGCCAAGGAAGCCGCAGATGCATTCGAGGGCCTGCGCACGTCGATGCAGCGTGCGCTCATCGGGCCGCGCTCCAGCGAAGCCGGCGGCAAACAGTTTGCGACGTTGGCAAGCAGCATGGAGGAAGCGAGGAAGGCCGGACAGCCGCTGTCCGACACGATTCTCAAGGTCGGTCAACAGCTCGGCATCCCGCAGAAACAGCTGGACGGCTGGGTCAAACAGTCCGAAGCGGTCAGCACGCTTGACGTTAATACCAACCTGCTGGCGGCCCGCCAGGCGCTGTACACCAAGCAGCTCGACGGCAGCACCAAAAGTACGAAGGACAAGACCGACGTCGATATTGCCGCCGACAACGCCGGCAAGAATTATCAGCAGACCCTCGACAAGCAGATCCATGCGCTCAAGGACAAGACGAAGCTCGAGGAAGCCGACCGGTTCATTACCGAGAACAAGATCGATCCACAGGGCGCCCTGGCAAAACAGATTCGGGATACCGCCAAGGCCTACGACGCCCAAAAGGACGCGGACAAGTCTGCGACAGAGTCGGCGCAAAAACATAAAGAGGCCCAGAACAAGCTCGAGCAGCAGCTCAAGACCGCTGCTGATGCCTACGCCAAGCTCAAGGAAAGCTTCGATCCGGTCAGTGCGGCGGCGGATGAGCAGACGAAAAAAACCGAGGAACTGCGGCTGCTTTACAAGTCCGGCAAGATATCGACGGAAGAGTACGGCAAGGGCCTGCAGTGGCTGAAACAGCAGTATGACCAGACCGTGGCGTCCGCCGACGGCATGGCTGAAGCGATGAAGTACGAGGCCGACCTGCAACGTCAGCTTGCGCTCGCTACGGCCTCCTACGAGCAGGCAGCCACAGCAGTCGGCATGGGCAGCAAAGAGGCTGAGCGGGCGCAGGCTCGCGTGTCGCTTGAGCAGGACACCAACAATAAGGTACTGGCGCTGCGCACTGAGCTTGCAACCGCTACCACGGACAAGCAGCGTCAGGCGCTGGAATCGCAGATCGCCCTGACCCAGCAGTACGGTGCCCGGCAGTTGGCAGCAATGCAGCAAGGGTATGTGAATCTTGACGCGGCTCAAGGTGATTGGAAGCTGGGCGCAAAGTCCGCGTTTTCCGATTATCTCGAAGCCGCCAAGGATGTCGCCGGTCAGACAAAGACCGCTTTCACCAGCGCCTTCGGCACGATGGAGGATTCGCTGAACACGTTCGCGACCACGGGCAAGTTCAAGTTCTCTGACTTCGCGACGTCGATCATTACTGACATGGGACGCATCGCCTCGCGCAAAGCGTCATCTGCTTTGCTGGGGATGCTATTTGATGTGGGGGTTAGCTATCTCGGCTCCGGTGGAAGCGGAAGCGGGAACGGCTTGGCTGCTGGCTCGGCAGGCGCATCGTCATCGAACCTCGGGGCTTCGCAAGCAGGCTACTCATCCACCTACTTCCCCCAGGCCAAAGGCGGCGCATGGGCGGGCGGAGTACAAATGTTCGCCGACGGCGCCGCGTTCACCAACAGCATCGTCAACACGCCCACGGCGTTCGGGATGGCCGGAGGCGGGGCGGGTGTGATGGGTGAGGCCGGGCCGGAGGCGATCATGCCACTGGCGCGCGGTTCAGACGGATCGCTCGGTGTCCGCATGGTTGGAGGTGCTGCCACCAGCGGCGGCACTGTCGTAAAAGTAGAGGCCCCTGTTTACCTGACCCTTGAAGACCGGAGCGGAGAGGGCATGGAGATCGACAGCGCTGCGCTTCAGCAGAACATGCAACGCCAAATGCTCGGAGTGGCGCAGAAGGCGATCGCCGATTCGTGGCGACCCGGAGGAACAAGCCACCGAAACACCAGTGGGAGAGGCTGATGGCCGTAGAAACGTTTGTTTGGGAGCCAGACGATGAGGCTGGTGGCGACAGTACGTTCAGAACCCGTGAGTCGAAGTTCGGCGATGGCTATGTCCAAGTGTCCAGTGACGGCCCGAACGCTGAAGAGGACACCTGGTCGCTGTCGTTCGGCGGCACGGGCAGCGAGATCAAGCCGATAGTGGATTTCATCCGCGCGCATCAGGGCGCCCGGGCGTTCCTTTGGACGCCACCCGACGAAAGCCTCGGTCTTTATCGCTGCTCTACTTTCCGTCGACAAAGAAAGCCAGGAGGCCTCGCCGTTCTGACCGCTACTTTTGAAAGGGCATACCAACCATGAGTTTGATCACTCAGTTGCAGAAGCTCGAGCCGGGCGCTGATATTTTGCTGTTCGAGCTCGATGGTTCCGATTACGGCGCCGACGTTCTCCGGTTTCACGGGCACGCCATACCGCACACGTCGGATGAACTGACAGCGGCTGGCGCCGATGTTGGTCAGCTTCCAGCCAAACCCATCTATTGGCAGGGCCAAGAGTACAGCGCCTGGCCGGTCCAACTGGATGGTGTGGAAGCAAACAGCGATGGAACCGCAGTAAGGCCTACGTTCGCGGCAGGCAACGTCAGTGGGCGTATAACAGCGCTCTGCCTGGCTTTCGAGGATTTGCTCGAGTTCAAACTGACCATGCGGCATACGTTGGGCCAGTACCTGGATGCAGAGAACTTCCCTGGCGGCAACCCCGATGCGGATCCGACTCAGGAATCTATCGAGGTCTGGTATCTCGATCAGAAAACCAATGAGGATGGTGAATCGGTCAGTTGGGAGCTGGCCAGTCCGGGCGACGTCGGCGGCGAATCGATTGGCCGGCAGATGACTACGCTTTGTCACTGGTGTCTCACCGGTGGATATCGCGGGCCGAACTGCGGCTACACCGGGCCATACGTGGACAAGGACGGTCAGCCCACCGATAACCCTGAACTTGATGTCTGCGATGCCACGCTGACGCGCGGCTGCACGCCGCGCTTCGGGGCTGGCAACGAAGTACCCTTTGGCGGTTTCCCCGCCGTATCCCTGATCGCTCGGAGCTGACCATGCTGAAATACATTTTGGCGGCCGTGCAGACGCATGCGGCGGCTGAGTACCCGCGCGAGTGCTGCGGGTTGCTCCTGAGCGTGGGGCGAAAGCAGCAGTACTTTCCCTGCTCCAACACAGCGACCGATCCAAACGAAGAGTTCCGCATCAGCCCCGACGATTACGCAGCGGCGGAAGACCTGGGCACCGTCATCGGAGTTGTCCACTCGCACCCCGACGCGACCAGCAGGCCGTCACCGCGCGATCAGGCGATGTGCGAGGCGACTGAACTGCCCTGGCATATCCTGAGCTGGCCCGAGGGTGACCTGCGCACCATCGTTCCCACCGGCAATACACCGCTTTTGAAGCGGCCCTTCGTGCATGGAGCCTGGGACTGCTGGCAGGTCTGCGCCGATTGGTACAAGCGCGAGTTCGGCCTGGAGTTCGAAGCATTCAAGCGCACGGATGGCTGGTGGGAGAGCGCAGACGCGGAAAGCCTTTACGAAACCAATTACGAGGCGGCTGGATTTGTCAGAGTGGATCAGCCGCAGCGCGGCGACATGGTCGTGATGGAGGTCGGGCGGACCAAGCACCCGAATCACGCTGGCATCTATCTCGGCGCGGACGCTTCGCTGACCGGTGAGGGAGGCGTGGTATTCGGCCCCGGCCCTTTCCTGTTGCACCACCTGTATGGCAGGCCGTCCGAAATCATCGTCTTTGGCGGGCCGTGGCTGGATAGAACACGCCTCATACTCAGGCACAACAAGTCAACGCAGCCCATATAGCTAGTGTGGATGGGTGGACAGGTCAGTGTTACGATTCAGGCTCACTGAATGAGGGATCACCATGCGATTTTTAATAGGGACGCTGACTTTGGCTCTGTTGACTGGATGTTCCAGCGCACCAATATCCGTTGGCCAAGCGGAACCTGTACCGGCTGACGAGTTATATGCGTATCAAACTAAACCTGCCGGCGATAGCGGGAAAGTTACAGTAATTCGAGATCAGGGGTTTGTTGGCTCGGGCTGCGATATCGTCGTCTACGTAGATGGTCGCAAGGCTGCCAAGATTGGAACTGGTCAGCGCGCAAGCTTTTACCTGAAGCCTGGAAGTCCAAGTATTGGTGCGGGTCTTGCGGACTCTGGATTATGTGCAGGCGCAGCGGTTAGGACGATTTCTGCGAACGTGCAGAACGGGCATGAGACCATTTACAGAATCACTGGCGATATGGGCGGTTTTTATCTAGGTCCCTACGTCGAATACCAATGAGTTAATCTTTTTAAAAGGCCGCCTCCGGGCGGTTTTTTTGTGCCTGGGGAAATTATGGCAGCTATCCACTATTCGCCTATGACAACCATCAAGCTATCCGGCTCATTGGCTCAAAGATTCGGGCGGACACATCGTAGGCAGATTGACTCAGGTCAGTCGCAGGAAGTGTTTCGAGCGCTCAATGTGACGATCAAGGGTTTCGCCGAAGAGATCAGCCGCTTAGATAGGCTGGGTATGCGTTTTGCCATTTTCAGAAATGGAAAAAATGTTGGAGTGGACGCCCTTTCGCTCGGTGGAACTCGTGAGATTCGAATCGTTCCAGTGGTTAGCGGCAGCAAGCGAGGCGGAATACTGCAGACAGTAATTGGAGCAGTGATGATCGCTGTTGGTGCCTACACAGGGCAGGCATGGCTGGCGCAGACTGGTGCAGCCTTGGCGATCGGCGGCGTTATCCAAATGCTTAGCCCCCAAGCCTCCGGACTAAAGCAAAGCGCCTCGCCTGAAAACCTACCCAGTTACGCATTTGGCAGTGCCAAGAACACAACTGCCAGCGGCAACCCGGTTCCGATCTGCATCGGTGATAGGCGCTGGGGCGGGGCGATCATCAGTGCGGGCATCTACGCCGAAGACAAAACATAACCAAATTTGCAGGACCACACCGCCCGAGAGGCGGTTTTTTTATGCCTGGAGAACAGCATGGGCGCAGCACGAAAAATCGATATCCACGGTGAGAAAGGCGGCAGCACCAGTCCGAAGTCGCCGACCGAGGCGTCCGACAGCCTGCGCTCTACCAACCTGGCAAAGCTGCTCATCGCGGTAGGCGAGGGCGAGTTTGAAGGCACCCCGACGGCAGCTGATATCTACCTCGACAACACGCCGATCAACGATGCCAGCGGCAACGTCAATTTCCAAAACGTGAAATGGGAGTGGCGCACCGGTTCAGTTGATCAGTCGTACATCCCTGGCATTCCTTCCATCGACAACGAGACGACAGTCAACGTCGAGCTGCGCAATGACTCGCCATGGGTTCGCTCGATCACCAATACTCAGTTGTCAGCCGTGCGCGTGCGCCTTGCATGGCCGGCGCTCCAGCGGCAGGACGACGAAGGGAATGTCGGCGGCTACCGCATTGAGTACGCCATCGACGTGGCCACTGACGGCGGCAGCTACAAGGAGGCGCTGCTGGAGGCCGTGGACGGCAAAACCACCACGCGCTACGAGCGATCGCGCCGCATCGATTTGCCCGCCGCGACATCAGGCTGGCAGATCCGCGTCCGCCGCCTGACTGCCAACCAGAACACCAACAAGATCGCCGACACCATGCTGGTGGCTGGGCTCACAGAGGTCATCGACGCAAAGCTGCGCTACCCGAACACGGCGCTGCTCTACATCGAGTTTGATGCTGAGCAGTTCACCAACATTCCCGCAGTGACGGTCAAGTGCAAAGCACGGAAATGGCAGGTGCCGAGCAATTACGATCCGTTCAACCGCACCTATTCGGGCGTGTGGGACGGCTCCATGAAAGAAGCATGGACCAACAACCCTGCCTGGGTGACATATGGCGTATGCACTCAAGACCGGTTTGGCCTCGGTAAACGCATCAAGCCGTGGATGGTCGACAAATGGGAGTTGTACCGCATCGCGCAATACTGCGATCAGGATGTACCAAATGGTGTGGGCGGCGTAGAACCTCGCTTCCTGTGCGATATGAACCTGCAGGGCAAGGCCGAAGCATGGTCGCTGCTGCGTGATATCTCCGGTATTTATCGCGGCATGACTTACTGGGCCCAAGGCCAGTTGGTTGCGCAGGCCGATATGCCGCGCAGCCAGGACTTCGATTATGTCTTCACTCGCGCCAACGTCATCGATGGTAAGTTCACCTACGGCAGCGCCTCGGCGAAGACACGCTACACCCGTGCCATCGTCAGTTACGACAACCCGGACAACAACTACGATACCGACGTCATCCCGTTCGCCGACCCTGTGCTGCAGCGCCGCTTCGGTGACAAGCCGACCGAGCTGACTGCCATCGGATGCACCCGTGCTTCTGAGGGGCAGCGTCGCGGTAAGTGGGTCGTGATGAGCAACAATCAAGACCGCACAGTGAGCTTCAGCACCGGCATGGAAGGGGCTATCCCGCTGCCTGGCTACATCATCCCGGTTGCTGATTCGCTGCTTGCCGGCCGGGAGATCGGTGGACGCATTGCGGGCGCTGCTGGAAAGGTAGTAGCCCTTGATCGGGACACGCTCGCAAAGCCTGGCGACCGTCTGATCATCAATCTGCCCAGCGGCCAGGCCGAAGGCCGGACCGTGCAGTCGGTGGCAGGTCGTGAGATCACCGTAACCGTCGCGTACAGCGAGACGCCTACCACACAGTTGCAGTGGGCTCTGGATGCCGACGACTTGGCTATCCCTCTGTACCGGGTGCTGAGCGTGAAACGAAGTGCGGAAGGCGAGTACGCAATTACGGCTCTCCAGTACGAGCCAAGTAAGTTCGGCTACATCGACACCGGTGCCCGGCTGGAAGAGCGTCCGATCAGCGTCATTCCCATCACCGTCGTTCCATCGCCTGCCAGTGTTTCGCTGGCGTCAACGACGGCGATCGCGCAAGGCCTGGCTGTTACAACGATGACCATCAGTTGGCCCGCCGTGGCCGGCGCGGTGGCTTACGACGTCGAGTGGCGCAAGGACAGCGGCAACTGGGTCAAGGTGCAACGCACCGGTACAACCAGCGTCGAGGTCAACGGCGTTTATTCGGGTTCATACCTCGCCCGCGTCCGCGCAGTGAGCGCCTACGACATTTCGTCGAACTGGCGGAATTCGATTCTCACACTGCTGAACGGAAAAGAAGGCCTGCCGCCTGCGGTGACCAGCTTGACCGCTGAAAGTCTGCTGTTCGGCATTGGCCTTAAGTGGGGCTTCCCTTCGGGTGCTGAAGACAGCCAGCGGACTGAGCTCTGGTATGCACTGGCGAACGATCTGAAAGCAGCCACGAAGCTGGCCGACCTGGCTTACCCGCAGGCTGAGTACGTCATGCAGGGGCTGCGCGCCGGGCAGACGTTCTTTTTCTGGGCGCGCCTGGTTGATCGCACCGGCAACATCGGTCCGTGGTTCCCACTGGTCGATGGCGTCATGGGGTCCGCCAGCGCCGATGCGACTGCAATTCTTGAGCAGATCGCCGGTGAAATCACTGAAAGCGCGTTCGGCAAAGATCTGCTTTCCAAGCTGGAAAAAATCGAGGGTAACGGACCTGGCTCGGTTAACGAGCGCCTAGCGATCATCAGAACAGCGCTGAACGAGCAGATCGCTGATGTAGACGGCAATCTGGCGGATGTCCGGGCAGAGCTGCAACAGCAGATCGACAACATAGCCGACCTTGCCGACTCCATGCCATACAAGCCAGACGGGACTTACAAGGCCGGGCAGGGCGTACTGGGCTCGGACGGCATCATCTACCAGGCCACGCAGAACGTACCGGTCAACACTCCGCCGCCGAACACCACCTACTGGCTGAACGTTGGCCAGGCGGTGGCCACGGCTGTGGGGTTGGCGTCTCGGGTGCAGACCGTCGAAACAAAGGTCACGTCCATTGAGGGCGTCAACACTGCGCAGGCACAACAGCTCACCGGCCTGCAGACGTCTCTGGATGGTAAGGCCTCGGCCAGCAGCGTGCAGTCCATCGGCAACCGGGTAACCGACGCTGAGGGGAAACTCACCAGCCAGAGCTCGGCCATCACCGGACTGACCAATGCTTTACCAGGAAAGGCCAACGTTGCGACCGTCGATGCACTGACCAACACGGTGAACCAGCAGGGAGGCGCGATCACCGCGCAAGGCCAGTCGCTGACCAACATCGCAGCGTCAATTTCTACAGTGGGCGGGCAGAATCTGATCTACAACCCGTCGTTCGAGAAGCGCGGCACCATCGGTGCAGGTCTTATCGGTGACGGCTGGCAGATCGGTGGACCAGCCACCCTTACCAGCACCAGCTATGTTCAATCGGGCATCGATTCGAAAGGCATAGCGCAGCGGGCCGACGTGACGAATCTGAACCCGTCGCGCTACATCGATGTGGTTCCAGCGCCTGAAAAGCGACCATCTGCCGGGCCGGGTCAGCCGTTCACTTTCTCCTGCTACGTGCGGGCGACGCCGGGACTGGGCATTCAGATATTTCTGCAGCCGCTCAACTCCGCCAGTGCGGTAGTTGTGACGGTGAATTCCAGCACCCTGATTGCTACCGGGGAATGGCAGCGCCACACGCTGACCATCCCGTCACTGCCAGCCAATACCGCAACCGTCCACTGCATCACCAGGCTAGTCACGGTGAACTCGGCTACTGCCGGCTTCCTTGAGGTTGATCGGGTGCAGGCGCAGTTGGCCGCCGTGGTCAGTGGTTGGCAGGACAATGCCGATACGGTCAAGACTGATCTTGCCGGACAAGCCGAGGCCACCAGCGCGCTCACCGCCCGCGTTACGCAGAATGAGACGAGCATTACCAGCGCCAGCAGCCAGCTGTTTTCGCTGAGCAACAGCGTGGGCACATCGGGCGGGCAGAATCTGTTCTTCAACCCGACGTTCAGCAAGGAAAGCGCGTCCGCCGGCACTGCCGAGGGTTGGATCACTGATTCAGGTGCGTCAGGTGGCACCAGTGTGCCTTCGATCGTGCCGTCTTGGTTGGTCAGTTCCGAGAAAGCCCAGCGCCTTGATGTTACTGGCCTGAACCTATCAAACAGTTATCGAGGCATCCGGGTATCCCCTGCGAACTACCGGCCAAAAGTCATGGCAGGTAACTCAGTGGTTGCGTCGTGCTACGTGCGCGCCACTGCAGGGTTGGTGTTCAAGATATTCATTCAGGGCGTGAACGCCGCTGGCACCGACGCTGTGACCGTTTCGGGTCCTCTAATTGTGGCCACTGGTGGCACTCAGCGAATCGTCTACGACTACCCGAACCTGCCGGCCGGAACAGCCTCTGTGCAGGCCTATTTCCGTCTGTACGGGTCGGACACGGTTGGCTCCGGTTTTGCCGAGTACACACGGGCGCAGCTCGAGGTGGGCACCACAGTCACCGGCTGGAGGGACAACACGGCTGTGCTCGCGTCAGAGCAGTCGGCGACCTCTGTCGCGGTATCGGGGCTTAGCTCCACGGTGACACAACAGGCCAACTCGATCAGCAGCGTGAGCGGCCGAACGACCAGCCTCGAAAACACCGTCAACAGCACCACCAATGGTCTGGCGACCAAAGCCTCTGCGTCAGCGTTGAGTTCGACTCAGTCAGCTGTAAGCCAACAAGGCCAGACACTTACCGCACAGTCAACCCAAATTCAAGGACTGAACGCGAGCTTGGGTGACACGAACGCGAATGTCAGTAGCGTCAATCAAGCGCTAGCGAACGTGAACAACGTTCTAGCGTCCAGAATTGATGGGGTGACCTCAACGGTTGGCAATGTAAGCGCCGCCATTCAAAGCGAAGCTACGACCAGGGCAAGTGCCGACGTAGCAATTGGTAGAAGCATTGATAGTCTGAGCTCATCCGTTGGCACGGCTTACGCAGCGATACAGAGCGAATCAGTCACCAGGGCCGATGCCGATGGTGCTTTGTCGCGTAGGGTCGATGATGTGCAGTCAACCGCTGGCAATGCGAATGCATACGCACAGCAGGCGATCAACACTGCTGCATCCGTCGATGGGAAAGTGTCCGGTTCCTACACCGTAAAATTGGGAGTGACGGCAAACGGCATTCAGTACGCATCAGGTTTTGGACTGGGGCTCGACAATTCTGCCGGACCTACTCAATCCAGGTTTGTAGTGAGTGCTGACTCATTTGCCATCTTGAACGCCAACCCGAATGACGGAGCAGTGTTTTCACCATTTGCTGTTACTGGTGGGCAGGTTTTCATAAACGAAGTGTTTATCAAGAACGGATCAATTGATAACGCCAAGATCGGAGACATGTTGTATTCCAGCAACTATCAGCCTCAACGGGCGGGCTGGCTTCTTAAAAAGGATGGAGTTTTCGAGATTAACAGCACGATACCGGGAGCGGGCAGGGTCCTCATTAACGGTAATGGGGTTTACATCTACGACGAAAATAACGTGCTACGCGTTCAGCTTGGGAATCTAGGATAATGGCATTTGGACTTAGAACATTCGGTGCCGATGGTGCCCTGCAGATAAATGAAAACTCCTTTACGATGCGCGTTGTGTTTACCACTGTAGTGGATAGGTCAGGCTGGACATTAGATGGCACCTTTACTGGTTCAGGTTACAGGCAGTGGGCGGTGGATGGAAAACCCGGAAACTGTACCGCTTGCCTCATACCAATTGGCTCATTCAGTGACAACACAACTCAGTATGAGACGGAGATGCTTGATGGCGTGGTGCGAGTCTATAACTACAACCGTGGTTTTCCTGCCGGCAAGGTACTGGCAAACGTTTCAAGCATGCGCCTTCTTGTCGTGAGGTTTGCATGAGCTTCGGTCTTCGATTTGTGAATGACAGCAACGTCGTGACACTGGACAGCGAATTCGCAAGGCTTGCTGTTGCTGCGTCCGGCACCTACTCACCAAACGCTGAAAACGGCCTTACGTCCATCGTCACGTTCCCGGCAGCAATCACGACAGAAGAGCCGCCATTGATTTTTGCCCGTCCAAATACTTCGGCATCTGGCCAGGCCGTAATCGCATCAGTGATCATCTACGGCTCTCCGGGTAACTGGACAGGCTTTCAGATTCGAACTCGAAGCACGCAGTTTTTACAGCCCAACGGACGTTGGTTTGCTGGCGTGTTTAAGTCGACGCCTGTTGCCAAATTTGGGATGCGACTTTTCAATGCGCAGGGAGGACTGATATTTGATACAGGGGTGCCATGCGCCCAGTTCACAAGGTCGTTTCAAAACTGGACCTATGAGTTCAATCAGCAGCTTACGATTGGCTCTACGAACTTCTATTCAGTTCCGTTCGACTTTCCAGAAAATGAATACATCATGATCAACAGCTTCTCTATGAACATGGTCGCTGCAAACACGCCAGGGCGGGTGCTCAGCTGTATGTGGGATTTCTCTGCACGCAAGCTTTATGCATTGACAACTGGCTCCAGCAACCCTTTTGCCTTTTATCTTCCGGCGCTGTTCGCCAAGATGCAGGCCTAACTTTTTACAAACCTAATCCAATGCGGAGATTCACCATGCCTTTCATCGCAGTCAATAGCAGCAACGGTTTCGACATGGCCAACAATACCCGATACGCGACCGAGGCCGAGGCTGACAGCCGTGCGCGCGAGATTCTGAACCAGTTCCCCACCGCCCAGGTGTTCACCGCTCAGTTGCTCAAGGACTACAGCGCCAAAGTCACCGTGACCGCCAAGGCATCTGCTGACCCGGTCAGCGAAGCAAGCGCGGATACAGCGTCGGCGTAACCGCACCGCAAGATCCCGGCCCGCCCAGTGCGGGCTTTTTGTTGCCCGGAGAAAAACGAATGTCCATCACAGCGCAGCAGTTGCTGCAGATACTCCCGAACGCCGGCCAGAGAGCCGGCGTTTTTGCACCTGTCCTGAACACCGCTATGAGCAAGTACCAGATCGTGACACCGCTGCGCATCGCGGCATTCATTGCCCAGGTCGGCCATGAGTCCGGTCAGCTGCGTTACGTCCGCGAGATATGGGGGCCGACTACGCAGCAGCTGGGGTACGAGGGGCGCAAAGACCTGGGCAATACCGTGCCGGGGGATGGCTCCAAATACCGTGGGCGCGGCCTGATCCAGATCACCGGACGGGCAAACTATGTCGAGTGCGCCGAAGCGCTGGGCCTGGATCTGATCAACCATCCCGAATTGCTCGAGCTGGCGCAGCACGCCGCAATGTCGGCGGCGTGGTTCTGGCACCGGGCCGCGCTCAACACGCTGGCCGACAAGGGCGATTTCCTGACTATCACCAAGCGCATCAACGGCGGCACGAACGGCCTGGCTGATCGGCAGGCGCTTTATGAGCGGGCGCTTGAGGTGCTGGCGTGAAGGCCCTGCCGTGGAAGGCAGTCGGCCTGCTGCTGATCCTGCTGGCGCTGGCCGGTGCGTTGTACGGGGCATACCGGCACGGCGTGACCGTTACCGACCTGGCCTGGAAAGCGAAGTGGGCCGAGGAAGTCAGCACCCGATCCGAAGCGGTGGCCACCACGACCACCGAGTACCGAACCGAAGAGCAACGCCGCCAGAAAGCGGCCAACCAGGTGGCGAACGATGCAAGACAAGAACAGACCGCTGCGCTTACTGATGCTGCTGTCGCTGATGCTGCTGGCAACCGGCTGCGCGTCGAAGCCGGAAAGCTTGCTGCCACCACCAGTTGCGCCCCCGGCGATACCGGCGCTGCCAAACGAGGCAAGGCAGCCACCCGCGCCGCCATGGTGCTCTCCGACCTGCTCGGCCGGGCTGACGCGCGAGCGGGAGAGCTGGCAAAGGCTTATGACGAATCCCGAATAGCCGGCCTGGCGTGTAACCGCTTTGTCGATGAGCTATCCAACACCACCAACCAAGCCAGGCCGTAGGCCGCCGGGGAAGTACTGTGCAGACAGCAACGAAGCAAGAAACCTACGACCGCACGATGAAAGTGACGTTGGCAGTGAAGGCGAACGGCGGGTCCGTGACGGTCCAGATCCAGGCCGGTGACAACTGGATCACCACCGATACGATCTGGAAAGACGGTGGCTATCAGCTGAGCATTCCGCCCGCGACGATCCGCTACGTGCCCGCTGCTGGCGCTGAATTCGAGGTATACGCATGAGCCTTCTAGTCAACCCGATCCCACGCCGCCAACCGATCCGGCGTGGCCTGGGCCTGCTCGGCGATAGCTTCTCGGGTAACTGCCATACCATCGCCGCGACAGCGTTTGGCACCGAGGCCTACGGCTATGCGGGCTGGATCGCGGCGCGCACCGGCCTGTTTCCCAGTTATGTCGACAACCAGGGCAAGCTCGGCGACCACACCGGGCAGTTTCTGGCCAGGCTGCCGGCCTGCATTGCGTCATCCACTGCCGACCTGTGGCTGCTGCTGTCGCGCACCAACGACAGCACCACGGCAGGTATGAGCCTGGCCGACACGAAAGCCAACGTGATGAAGATCGTCACCGCGTTCATGAACACGCCCGGCAAGTACCTGATCGTCGGCACCGGCACGCCGCGCTTCGGTAGCAGGGCTCTGACCGGGCAGGCGCTGGCCGATGCGATCGCTTACAAAGACTGGGTATTGAACTATGTCAGCCAGTTCGTGCCGGTGGTGAACATCTGGGACGGCTTCACCGAAGCCATGACCGTGGAAGGCCTGCACCCGAACATCCTGGGTGCCGAGTTCATCAGTTCGCGGGTGGTGCCGATCATCACCGCCAACTTCGAGTTTCCCGGAATCCCGCTGCCCACGGACTCTGGCGACGTTTACTCGGCCATCCGCCCGTTCGGCTGCCTCAATGCCAACCCGCTGCTGGCGGGCACCGGCGGTTCTCTACCTGCTGGCGTGAATGCTGTGGCCGGGTCTGTGCTGGCGGACGGCTACAAGGCCGTTGGCTCTGGCCTGACCGGTATCACCACGCGCTGGTTCAAGGAGCCTGCCGCCTATGGCGAGGCGCAGTGCATCGAGCTGCGTGGCAACATGGCTGCGGCGGGCGGCTACATCTACATGCAACCGACGGCCAACGTGGTACAGACCAACCTGGCGGCCGGCGACGTTATCGAAATGGTGTCGGCGGTGGAAATCATGGGGTCGTCGCGCGGCATTTTGGCTTGGGAGGCTGAGTTGACCATCACCAAGACGGTCAACGGGGCGTCGTCCACGTTCTACTATCGGTCGATGGACAAGTACCAAGAGGCGTTCACCATGCCGGCCAGCTTTTCCGGGGCGCTGGAAACGCAGCGCGGCACGATTGACCTGAGTGAAACCGTGATCACCTCGCGCATGGGCCTGTACCTGGCTGCAGGCGTGCCGCAGGACTCGACGGTCAAGGCCGCGCAGTTCGGGATACGCAAGATGTAGGCCCGCTTCGAGCGCTACTCCTTTTCACCCCATCTTTCCGGGCTGATTCCTTCGAGCCTCATGACCTCACGATGCTGTTCGATCACGTACTTCTGTGAGTTTATTGTCGCCCAGGAATCGCAGGCATCGCGTAGCAGGTCAGATATCCGGCTGTCCGCATCCCTCAGCTTTATCCTGAGCTTGTCACGCTCGAGCGCCGCATCGTTGTGCATATCGATGAGCTTGGTGACGTGCTTGCGATATCGGTCGACCTCGTCGCGCAGCAGTCTGTTTTCTTCCGCCACCAGGTGCGCGTGCTGCTTAAGCATCTGCTCTTCAGTGGGGCAAAACGGCCAGTCTTCGGCGTAGTCGATGTTCATGATGAGTGATTCTCAATTGCTGTATGTGCATACAGTAGTTGAGTCTTTCAGATTTGGGGAGTGGTGTTCGTCGGCAGGACGCCGGAGGTGGGCGCTAACAATAATTGCGGCAAGAATATAAAATTGCGGCAATTTAAACAAAAAGGGCCTACGCACATAACGCGCGTAAGCCCTTGATTTATATGTGGTGCCCCGAGCCGGGGTCGAACCGGCACGTCCAAAGGACGAGGGATTTTAAGTCCCTTGCGTCTACCAATTTCGCCATCGGGGCGGTAGCGCCAAGAGCAGGGAATATATACACCCGGCCCCCATGAAGCAAGCTTGAAAGCGTCTCGAAAGGTGCAAGACGCTGCTTTTTTGTCTATCAGAAATGCTTGGCAAATCATGAAGCTACGAAATTTTTTTGGCGCAAAGGCTGACGTCCGTGGTCAGGCCGCTCAGGCCTTGCTGTCTTTCACCACCGCATCCTTAACCACAGCCTCGACCTTGTCAGCCAGTATTCGCAGGTAGCTCGCCAGGGCGACTTCTTCCAGGCGCAAGCCTTTGCGTTGTCGGGAGCGGGGGAGTTTGGCCAGGTTGCCGAGCAGGAAGCCTTCCAGAACCGCCGGGTGGATGTAGCATTTTCGGCAGATGGCGGGGGTGTTGCCCAGTTGTTTCGAGACTGCCTTGACCATGTCGACGATGTGCCGTTTGGCGTCGGCTTCTGGCTCCCAGTGCAGTTTTTGCAGTGTTGCCAGCGCCAGCGCGCTGGCCGCCCAGGTTCGGTAGTCCTTGGCGGTGAAGTCCGAGCCGGTGAGGCTTTGCAGGTAGGCATTGATATCCGATGAGGTCACCGCGTGGCGCACGCCGTCTTCGTCCAGGTACTGGAAGAGATTTTGTCCGGGCAACTCCATGCAGCGTTTGATCACGTTGGCCAGACGTCGATCCTTGACGCTGACTTTATGCTCGACGCCGCTCTTGCCGCGGAATTCGAAGAGGATCTGGCCGCCTTTGACTTCGACGTGCTTGTTGCGCAGGGTGGTCAGGCCGTACGAGCGGTTTTCCTTGGCGTACTGGCTGTTACCGATGCGGATCAAGGTCGCGTCCAGCAATGAGATGACCGTCGCCATGACTTTTTCCCGGCCCATGCCCGGCTGGGCGAGCTGTGCTTCGATCTGCTTGCGCACTTTGGGCAGCGCATGGCCGAACTCGATCAGCCGCGAGTATTTGTCCTGATCACGTATTTCGCGCCAGCGCGGGTGGTAGCGATACTGCTTGCGCCCGCGGGCGTCGCGGCCGGTGGCCTGCAGGTGACCCAGCGGGTCGGCACAGATCCACACCTCGGTGTAGGCGGGCGGCACTGCCAGAGCGTTGATGCGCTTGATCTCCGACTCGTCCTTGATGCGCTGACCCTGAGTGTCGAAGTACGCGAATTTGCCGCGCAGTACCTTGCGTGTAAGGCCCGGTTGAGTGTCGTCTACGTAATGCAGTTCACTGGCGGGCTGGCTGATGGCAGTCGAGTCAGGCATGGCTAAGTTCCAAAGGCAGTTAAAAACACTGACCTCGGCCTTTTACGGTGGTGCCGTTTATTTGCTGCGTGGCTGTTTTTTCGAAAGGTCAGGCCAGCACCGCGACCGCCTTGATCTGCGCCCACAGCGACTGGCCTCTGTGCAGGTTAAGTTGGTCGCTGGAATAGCGAGTGATGCGCGCGAGCAGCGGCGTGCCGCCAGCGTCCAGCTTGACCAGCACGTGTGCCGAATTGTCGGCCAGCGCTTCCTCGATCACCGTGACCGGCAAGCGGTTGAGGATGCTGCTCTGGTAATCGGGTTGCAGGTTGAGGCTGACGTCACGGGCCTGGACCTTGATGCGCAGCAGGGTGCCGACCTGCATCTG